CCAGGCTGGGAGACCTAGCCAAGGTCAGCACCAACATGCCTGATGCCGATTTCTGGCTGCGCAGATCTGGATCTGACAACACCGTGGGCGAGGTGCTGACGGGGTTCAACCCAGACGCCATCGGAATCAAGGTCACCGCGACGGACGCGCTCGACCCCCGGTATCTCAGCTACGTGTTCAAGCATCTCCACGGGCAAGGCGTGTTCGCTAGGATGGCCAGCGGTGCCACGAATCTGGTTCACATAAGGGCCGGTGACATAGCGGGCATGAGGGTCGGATCCTAAATCAGGATGCCCATTCCGAAACCAGCTGATCATCAGATCCATCATAGGAGTTGATGTCAAGACCGTTGGTCTCTATGCCCGGTATGCCGTGCGGGGTTGGACCGATGCCATCCCCGGTGAACTGCCATAGCCAGAAGCTCTGCCATGATGCCTGCACACGCGGGACGGGACCGTATTGGGTCAACCAAAGCCTATGCGAGCCGAAGAAATCATCAGCCTCGTCGCCCAGCTGCTCCTTGGCCAGGTTGCCGCTGTACAGCACGGCCTTGCGGCCCATGCGCTGCTGGAACTCCGTGAGGAACGCACGGGCGTCATCCAGGCCCATGGTGCTGTTGCCGTTTGGCTCCCAGTCGAGGCACATCAGCGTGTTGGCATCGGGTTGCGCCGCCTCGATGAAATGCCTGACCTGCTCGACCGGATCGCTGCCGTCGGCGAAGTGATACGCTCCCCACATCAGACCCGCATCAAGAGCAGCCTGCCTGCGTGCGGCATATTGTCCGTCCACCATGGCCGCGCCCTGAGATGACTTGTGTATCACGCCAAGTATTCCCGCGGCCCTCACATCATCGAAGGATGTTACCACGTTGTGATGGCTTATGTCCACCACCCTTGGATTTATAGCATGCGACATCGCTGGATCCTCCCTTGCACCGTCAACCCAGATATTTATGTATCCACACGGCGACACCGGCTGCGAGCATAAATATATCCATGAGATACAGAGATCTGCTAGAGGACTTCAAGGTAGGCAAGCTGCCGCAGAACAAGGAGAGGACCCTGCCCCCGGTGGTGGTGTTCCCCGAGCTAAACAGCGGCAACAACTACCCGCAGTATCGCTTCATGACCATGATGGCCGCCATACGTGCCATACGTGCGGGAGAGGTTCCGGATGCAGAGCTGGTGCCTTGGGCGAGCTCGCTGTCGGTGACCGGTTACACCGAGGAGGAGATCGAGACCGCATTGATGGCCGCCAAGGCCACCGGATTCGTCCCGAACATGATGCAGGTCAATCCCAGCGAGGAACCCGAATGGGTCAACAAGACCAGCACGGTCATGCCTTTCAGCATGACCGAGGGTATGCGTGATCTCATCAACAAGATATTCGGCTAAACCAACCCATCACTGATCCGATGATCCGCAGGCCGCCTTCTTGGCGTCAGCGGTCTTCTTGAGGTCCACCGGCCACGGCGCGGAGGCCTTGGCGTTCTTGTTGGCACCCTTTGGCAGCGGGAAGCTTATGCCCGTGCTCTGCTCGATGGCAGCCACGGTGGTCAGGAACGGCTTGATATCGCTGCCCTGGTTGCTGGCGATGTTGGGGAACGAGTAGGCCTGGACATCCCCGGTCTGATCGTTTATCACTATCTTGTACAGGTAATCGGGCACCACGACCTTGTCGTCGCCTATGGTCTTGCTGTTGGCGCCATATATGTTACCGGCGTATATGGTGTACGTGGTGTTGTTGCCGTATGCCCATGCGCGGACGTAGGTCTCGAGGACCTTCCATATTCCTCGGTTGGTGGCTGGTGTCTGCGGGCTCATGTTGCTCATGAGGAAGCTCTCCAGCTCCACCTGCTGATCCCAGCTCATGTCAGCGTCATTGGCCAGATGGCCCTGGTCATACCCGCTGCCGGAGTAATCCTTGACCTCGCTGCGCTGGCCCTTGGGCAGTATGGCATCCGCCGCGAATGCGTTGCTGCGAGCCACGCAGCCGATGGCGTGGGGCGGCGTCAGCGTGTATGCCACCCAATCCGGTATCTTGGCCACGTTGTCGTGCTGCAGGATGTAGGCGGTGTGGCACTCTATCACGGTGGATGGCTTGCCGAGGGACGGCATGCCGTAGGGTATCTGCGCCGCGCAGGCCTGCGGCGGTTGGTTAGGCTTCTGATCCCATGCCAGAGCCGCGAATGGCATCAGCATGAGGACCGTGGCGAAAAACAGTCTCTTTATCATGGGTGTTCTCCTGTTATGGGTTTATAACGCTGTATTTAATGCACCCGCACCCGCACCTCAGCTTTCATAGGTTAAATAACAGCATATCCGGAGGCATCACCGTGAGGTTATGGGAGTTCACTGACAGATGGGGCGTGTATGGCAAGCCTGCACCCCATAGGACCAAGGTAGACGGCACGCAGAGCCCTCTGACCTTCCAGGGGGACGCCGAATGGCGAGACGACCCCGATTTCATGCACAAATGGTTCTCGCGCCCCTACCTGACCAAGGGTGTTAGGGGCAACCACATGCTACCGATCAAGAAGAAAAAGGGATGATCACATGCCGACGCTGATGGCCATAGGACAGATATACGACAGGATGGTTACCGTCGCAGGTTACACCAGCAGCCAGGATGGATACTCCTGGAGCGCGCCGGATGCCGTGACGCAACCGTTCCTACCATACCAAGCTGGCATAGGCATAGCCGTGGCCAGGGACATACCATGGCTGGCTAGGGCCAACGGCACGGCCACCGTTCTCAACGGCACGGCGTGGTCCGATTATCCCATCGCGGCAAACACGGAGGGCACCTACGTGGCCGTGGGCACCCTGGGAACCATACTGACCAGCCCCGATGGCATCACATGGACGGCGCGGTCCAGCGGGACCACCGACGACATGACGGCGGTGGCTGGAGGATCCGGGTTGCTGGTGGCCGTTTCAGCGGCAGGCAACTCCATCTCCAGCGCCAATGGCACGGTTTGGTCAACCAGCGCCATTGGATCATACGCCATGACCGCCATCACTTGGTGCGGATTCCTCGGGGAGTTCGTGGCGGTGGATTCGGTGGGCGCCACACACAACAGCCTTGATGGCGTCAATTGGTCAAACGTGAGCACCGGCACCGCCAACGCGCTGAACGGGATAGCATCCTCCGGCACCACCCTGGTGGCGGTTGGCGCATCAGGAACCATCGTTACCAGCACGGATGGCATAAACTGGAGGGTGAGGGCCAGCGGCACCACCCAGGATCTTCTGGCCGTGGCCAGCACCGGATCCATGTTCGTGGCGGTGGGAGCGGCCGGGACAGTGCTGACCAGCGCGGACGGCATCACGTGGACCTCAGGCATCACCGGTTTAACCGAAACGCTGCGAGGCATCGCCTGGTCACAGGCGGAGCTGGTGGCCGTGGGAGATGCGGGGACCATCATACGCAGCAGGGATGCCAAATCATGGAGCGGCGACACCACAGGGCTGTCATCCAGCCTGACCGCCATCGCATGGAGCACGCCGGAGAACACCTACGTGGTCGTGGGCCAGGGTGGCATCATACTGACCAGCAACATAGACAACGTGGTCGAGACCATAACCACCATCAGCGACGACGGCTACGTCAGCAGCAGCTACGACGGCATGGTATGGAGCAACGGCAGCATAATCAAGGGCAACTTCGGACCTCTGGCCATATCACAGGGGCTGAACAGCTACGGCAACAACAGCACGTTCATGGTCGTGGGCAGCCAGAAGTATGCCAGCGATGAACCCAACGGCATCAACCAGTTTGACGAGGTCGCACAGATATTCGTCAGCAGCGCCACGCTGGGCAGCATATCCGTACTGGACCCTGGGTTCGAGGACAGCTGGGTCATGGTCTACGCCGAGGACAGCACCAACAGCAGATACCACGGCGTGCGCAGGATAAGCCCGTTGCCGGCGCAGGCGGCGGCGCATCCGGTCAACTCCGGACAGTCCCTGGGATACGTGATCATCGACAAGGCCAGCGACCCTTACCTCGCGGGTCTCGTCGAGCTATACACATCCGACACGGTGGTTGGCACCAACACCATCACGTTCACCAGCGAGGCTGGTGCGGTATACACCATGACAGGCGTGGTGGACAACGGCACCACGTGGACATTCAGCTTCGCAGGTGGTGCGTCATACGGCACGTCAGACACGGTGACCTTCAGCTGGAGCTATCCAGACGCGTGGGCAGTGTGCGGGGTGGCAGACGGTGATCCGGTTCTGCTGTACAGCCTCGACGACGGATTCAGCTGGGATAGGGTCGCCGTACCAGCCTTGTTCAACGGGCGCCAGCTGTTTGACATAGTCTATGCCAACGATCAGTTCTACATATCGGGCTACGGCGTCATACTCTACACCTCCAGCCTGATCAACCCCGTGTGGGATGCCACCGATTTCGTGACGGCCAACTACGCCAGCCCTGATTTCACCCGGATAGCGGCCAACCCCAGCGGGCATGTGGTGGCCGTGGCCAGCGGGCTGATATACTACACCCTGGATGGCGCCAGCTGGAAGAGGTTTGAGCATCCAGGTTACCAGTTCACCAGCGTGGTGTGGTTCCAGGACCACTGGGTGGTGGGCGTCCGCAGCCTCTTGACCACATACACCCACTTCATCAGCACCGATACGGTCACATGGACCGGCCAGAACAACGGCATACAGATGAACGATTTCGCCACTCTATCATGAGTTGACATAGCAGGACGGCGCAGATAAACTGTTACATCGTCATTAAAACATAACATGGAGAGCGGTAGCATGAGCATCGGCGTATTGAGCGATAACGACAAGACCAAGCTGAAGGATCTGATCAACCAGGGCGTGCAGGTCACGAACGACATCAAGAACCTCAAGGAAGGCCTAAACGAGGTCATCGCCGCCATCAGCGAGGAGATGGAGATCCCCAAGAACGTGCTAAACAAGGCCATCAAGGTCGCGGTGAAGATGGGCGAGAACCGAGACGAGCTCAACGAGGGCCGCGAGGAGCTTGACGCCGTCGAGGAGATCCTCCTGGTGGTAGGCAAGGCCAAGTAAGTGGCCAAGGCCGATTGGATAGCCATAACGGGTGGCTGCGGATACGTCGGCAGCCACATCGCGGCGGAGATCAAGCAGAGGACCAACGGCAAGACGCTGGTCATAGATAACCGTGCATCCAAGCTGCCACACACCCACAGGTGGGCTGATGAGGTGGTGGACGGTGACTATGATGGTCCCGAATCTTTCAGGTTGCTGTCCAAGCTGAAACCCAAGGCGGTCATACACTGCGCGGCACGCAGCCTCGTCGGACCCAGCGTCACGGATCCCAGCGGTTACTACAGGGAGAACGTGGGAGGCCTGCTGAGGCTTCTGGATCACATGCGCGGCAATGGGATCATGAACCTCATATTCAGCAGCAGCTCCAGCGTGTACAGGGACGGCCAAGACGCGGCCAAGGAGAACAGCATACTGACACCCGTCAACCCCTACGGCCGCACCAAGCTGATGGGTGAGATGATACTGCGCGACCACTGCGATGCATACGGCATGAGCGCCGTGGCCTTCAGGTACTTCAACGCGGTTGGTGCGGAACCAACGCTGGGCCTCGGCCAGGAGCCGGGTGCCACGCACGTGATAGCACGCATCATGGAGAGCCAGCTCAAGGGCGAGAGGTTCGTGGTCAACGGCGGGGATTACATCACCCCCGATGGCACTTGCATACGCGACTACGTTCACGTCAATGACATAGCCAGGGCGCATCTCATGGGGGCGGCATGGCTGCAGGACAACCCAGGGTTCTGGGCCTACAACATTGGCAGCGGCGAGGGCTATTCGGTGCTGGAGGTGCTGCGCACCGTGGAGATAGTGACCGGCAAGCCGGTGGAGCATGAGATAGGACCCAAGCGAAGGGGTGATCCGGCGTTCACGCTGGCTGACACCGCACTGATCAGGAGGGATCTCAGCTGGAAGCCGGTCAAGAACCTCAGGACCATTGTGAGCGATGCGGCCGAATGGTATAATAGCGATACGTATAGATCCCTGGTCTGACTGGGCAAGTCAGCGTGTAGATGGTTGGCCGGCCACAAGCGGCGGAAAGGCATGTGATGTACATAGACGCGATCATAGAACGCGAGAAGAACCAGATACTCGCCGTCGAGCGAGACAGGAACGGCAAGAGGCTGTTCGTGACACACCCCACGAGATACGTGGTCTACTGGCCCAGCGAGAGGGGCAAATACACCAGCATATTCGGGACCAAGCTGGATAGGTTCCAGACCACAAAGGACAAGGAGTTCAAGCGCGAGCTGTCCCTGCTGCCCAAGGTCAAGCTGCACGAGAGCGACATCAATCCCATATTCAGATGCCTGTATGACAACTACAAGGATGCCCCGGCTCCCGAGCTGCACGTGGGCTTCTTCGACATCGAGGTGGACTTTGATCCCATGCGCGGGTTCAGCAGCCCTGAGGATGCGTTCTCACCCATAACGGCCATCAGCATATACCTAAACTGGATGCAGCGCAACTTCACTCTGGTTCTCAAACCCAAGAGCATGAGCGAGGCGGCGGCGCAGGCCATCGTCGAGGAGTTCGAGGACACCGTGCTGTGCGAGAACGAGAAGCAGCTGTTGGAGATATTCCTCGATCTCATAGACGATTGTGACATCCTGACCGGATGGAACTCAGAGGGCTTCGACATACCCTACATACACAATCGCATCGTCGAGGTTCTGGGCAAGCATGAGACCCGCAAGCTGTGCCTATGGGATAAGCTGCCTAGGAAGCGCGAGTATGAGTCCTTCGGCCGCGAGACGGTCACCTATGACCTGGTTGGCCGAGTGCACCTGGATTACCTCCAGCTGTATCGCAAGCACACCTACCATGAGATGCACAGCTACAGGTTGGATTTCGTGGGCGAGTATGAGGTCAAGGAGAAGAAGACCCAGTATGAGGGCACCCTAGACGCGCTGTACAACAACGATTTCAAGAAGTTCATAGAGTACAACCGCCAGGACGTGATGCTGCTGGTCAAGATCGACAACAAGCTGAAGTTCATCGACCTAGCCAACAACATCGCACACACCAACTGCGTGCTGCTGCAGACCACCATGGGTGCCGTGCAGCTGATCGACCAAGCCATCGTGAACGCGGCGCATGACATGGATCTCATGGTACCGACCAGGGTTCGCGAGAGCGAGGAGGAAAAGCAGGAGCGATGGGCCGAGGAGGAGGAGATGGGCGGATCGGTGGTCGGCGCATACGTGGCTGACCCCAAGCCTGGCATGCACGATTGGATCGGCGGCGTGGACATCAACAGCCTGTATCCCAGCGTGATCCGTGCGCTGAACATGAGCACCGAGACCATCGTGGGGCAGATACGGCCGGAGATGACGGATGCCTTCATCAAGCTGCAGGTGTCACAGAAGAAGAGCTTCGCTGATTCATGGAACGGTGTGTTCGGCACGCTTGAATACCAGGACGTGATGGAGCGCAAGAACACCCCGCTGCGGATAGATTTCGAGGATGGCAGCGAGGCAACGGTCACCGCCAAGGAGATCTATGATCTGGTGTGGAACAGCGGGAGGAAGCTGACGCTCAGCGCCAACGGCACCATGTTCGACTACAGCAAGCAGGGCCTGATACCCGGCGTGTTGACCAGATGGTTCGCTGAACGCAAGGAGCTGCAGGCTGAATACAGGGTATATAGTGAATTAGCAGGATCTGGCCTGGAGATCGACGCAGATCTAGCTAACGAGGTCATGAAGATCCTCGCTGAAGATGATCAAGGCGACGCTGTATGATAGCGTCGTTATGAAGATCAATCTCGGCAGGCGATGCTAGTATCATTTCAGGACGCCAATCTCTATCAGATATCCTGACACAGCCGATGCCAACCTCCATTGCGAGCCTCATCTTTAACCTATCGCGGTTAACCTGCTCGAGGCTCTTACCATGCCAATATTCACCGTCTACCTCGACAAATAACCGCATGTCAGGTAGGAAGAAATCATAGGTAAATGTGCCAATCGGTGTCATTAGCTGGTGCTGATGCACATGCGATATACCCTGCGCATCTAACCACTCCTTTAACATCATCTCTATGCGAGTACCATATTGTCGTTGGTTGTAATCTGGATTCTGCAGGCGTTTGGAGACGCTATCTCTGACCCTAGCTATGGCCTCTGGTGTGGTCATCCTCTCTCTGACACCGTTGACATATGCCTGGTATGATACGCGATTATCCTTCCTTCTGATCCAAGCCTCGCGCATCTTTGCCTTGGTCTCTTCTGACCTAGGACCGCTTGATGGACGGGACTTTGCCGCCTTTGATAGCTTGGCACGATGTTCGTCAGACTTAGGCCTACCACGGACATGCTGGCGCGGACCACTCATCTTCTTCTTGGTTTCGTCAGAGTGTTGATAATCTGGTCCCTTGGCCGTTCGCATGGCCGCCGCTTTATCCCTTCTCATTGCCGCATAGGCATCATCGCCCATCTCTGCCTTGATTTTAGCCCAGCGATCTGCCAATCGTTGTCGCCGCCTATCCCTGTCATCCTGGCTTAAATCTGGCTTCTTCCTTGGTTTACTTTTGATGGATGCAGATTTAGACAAGCTAGATGCTGTTGACATCATTGGCATGCCAGGGTATAATAGCTTGTAGTCATCAGAGGATATACCGTGCATCCTAATATGTCCATTGAGCTCCTTTTTCAATGCACCGCATATCATGCATCTCACTCGAGTGGTATCATCCATGGTATTTCCTTTGTTTGACAACTCATCAACTTATTTAGTAAATTATACTAAATATCAGCCGGAGAAGCTAATGGAGTTAATCAGTAATCTAATCAAGAACAGAGATGCTCGCGCATTGGCAAACTTCATCAAGGCAAATGGTCTCAAACTAACGAAATCAAACAAGATAGTTGCCACAAGTGATGATGTCAAAGCACACTGCAAGCGCCAGCAGGTGTTCTATGATCAGCGCCAGTTGATCAAGAAAATCTTGCTAAATTCGTAGATATTGCGACTTTGATTGGCAACAATCAAATGCAAACCGCTCTAATTGCTGGGAACTCCTCATCAGGGACAATCAGCAGCCAAGCACCAGGAATGGTGAAGGTTCAACGACTAGATCGAAAGATCGTAGATCCAAGTGGATCGAAACGGGTGGCATCCCACAGGGATGGTGATATAGTCTCCTCTGCATGGTAACATGCAGCAGCATCGCAAGATGCGAATCCGGATTAACGACTCGGATTGAAGATGTAGGTATATGGCGCCGTTGGCAACCCTGGATCACGCTGGTATGATCCTCGGGTGGCGCAGAGCACCACGCTGAGCGGTCGCTGCATCGTCAAGCACATGGCATCCAAGATCAACGAGATCATAGCCGGCGATTACGACCACGTGGGCAAGGCCATCATCTACGGCGACAGCGTTACTGGTGATACACTTATAAAGACCGATGCAGGTGAGATAACGATACAACAATTATTTAACGAATGTTTAGAACATGCTAAAACCAGCGACGGCAAGGAATACGGTCTATGGAGCCAAGCTAAGGTTGTTGGATTCAATGGATATGAGATGGAACCTATACTCAGCAACATAGAAGCAGTGATGCGTCATAAGACTAAGAAGAAGTTATATCGCATCACCACTGATAACGGCAAGACAGTAACTGTAACAGAGGATCACAGTCTCATGGTTGATCGAGACGGATTCTTAATGGAAGTTAAGCCGATGGATATATTAGAAAATGATAAGATCATAACATTATCTGTTTAGAACATAAATAGGCATATGCAGACAGGAGTATCAGCATATGCCTAAATGTTTGGAATGCGGGTTTGAATCTAAGAGATTGCAATGGACACACTTCCGTTACAAGTGCACAGGAAGGTTTGCAAGCGGTGCAGAATACATGCTTGCATATCCCAATGCACAGGTAGTAGATGACGAGTTAGCCAAGAGAACTGCCGTTACATTACACCGTATGATTGAAAAATACGGTGTTGACGACGGTCAGATACGATGGGATCGATATAGAGATAAACAAGCATTTTCTAACACGCTTGAATTCAAGAAAGAAAAGTACGGTTGGTCAGAAGATCAGTTTAACAAATATAACAAGAGTCGATCAGTAACAGTGGATAACTTGGTTTCTAAACACGGTTTAGAAGATGGCTTGCAAAAATGGAACGATTATTGCGAAAGACAGAAGATCACTAAGAGCCGAGAATATGTCGTAGAAACATATGGTGAGGATTATTGGATTGACCTGTGTAATCGTAAATCGCATAGCGTTGAAAATACAGCCGCTCGACATGGGTTGACATACGAGGAAGCTGCGGAGAAGTTAGCAACAAGATACAGATTAGGTTATTGCAGCGGTTTAGAGATTGAATTTATCAGTGCACTGGAGAAGATTACAGGAAAGCTAGACCATACAAGCCTCGATAAGCCTTTCGGGAAGTGGAATCACGAGACAAACGGGTACGTTGTCTATGATATCAAGCATAAAGATTGCATAATAGAATTCAATGGAGATTACTGGCATGCTAATCCTAAGAAATATCGAGCAACTGATCTGATACGAGGTACAGCAGCTGAGCAGATATGGTACAGAGATAAACAGAAGCTAGATCTAGCCAGACACCATGGTTTTCGCGTCTTAACCGTATGGGAAAGCGATTATAGATCAGATAAGGAAAACGTTATAAAGGAAACTATGGAATGGATGTTGAATACACGACAGTGAAGCATATAGAATGCCTCGGGGAAGTAGACGATTACGTCTATGACATATCTATCAAGGATGCAGATCCGTATTTCTTCGGCAATGATATCTTGCTGCATAACACAGATTCGGCCTATTTCAGCGCATATCCGGTGATGAGGACCCAGTCAGAGTTCTCCGACTATGAGTGGAGCAAGGAGAACGTGATCGATCTCTATGACAAGATCGCGGACATAACCAACGCCAGCTTCCCGGGGTTCATGGGGCAGGCGTTCAGCGCCCCGGAGGAGAACGGCAAGATCATCAAGGCGGCCAGGGAGCTGTGCGCCCTCAAGGGTCTGTTCATCACCAAGAAGCGCTATGCCGTGCTGATATTCGACAAGGAGGGAAAGCGCAAGGATGTCAACGGCAGCCCCGGTGAGATCAAGGCCATGGGGTTGGATCTCAAGCGAAGCGACACCCCCAAGAGCGTGCAGGACTTCCTCAGCAGCGTGTTGATCAAGGTTCTCACGGGTGCGACCGAGGGAGAGGCCGTATCGCACATAGCGGAGTTCCGCAGGCAGTTCCGCAGCTGGGACCCGTGGCTCAAGGGTTCGCCCAAGCGCGCCAACAAGATGACCTACTACAGCAACGTGCAGAGGCAGGCGGAGAGCGTGTCCATAACCAGCAATCCCAGCGGCAAGAAGAGCATGCTACCGGGCCACGTGCTGGCCAGCCTCAACTGGAACAAGCTGCGTAGGATCTACAACGATCACTATAGCACGGAGATCAGCGACGGTGCCAAGGTCATCGTGTGCAAGCTGAAGCCAAACCCCTCAGGCATCACCAGCGTGGCCTATCCGGTGGACCAGCTCACCCTGCCCTCTTGGTTCAGGGATCTGCCCTTCGATCATGATGCCATGGAGGAGGCACTGATAGACAAGAAGATAGGAAACCTGCTGGGCGTGCTGAAATGGGATCTCAAGGCCAGCAAGAACGACACCAGCTTTGACAGCCTGTTCACGTTCTAGGCCATGTTGACAATGTACGATCGCAACGACATACTTGTTAGATAGGAGATACGACATGGCCAAGGTACCAAAGGAAAACACATATAGCCCGCAGGATCTCAAGACCCTGTTCGAGGCTATGAGCATAGCCCCGGTATGGCTCAGCAAGAGGTTCATCATGCAGGATCTGTGCGGGTGGAGCGAGCAGAAGATAGCCGAGAACGCCACGCTCAAGCAGGAAGAAGATCAGCAATCCAAGATAGGTAACAAGTTAGGAGGCTACAGATAATGAAAGACCAGATACAGGATCTCGTGAAGAACGTGGTCGGGACGGGTTTCTTCGACAAGATCAAGGTCACGGCGGATGGCAAGGGTGTGTCCATCGAGGCCATGGAGAAGGAGAAGGAGGTGATCCTCAAGGGATCGTTCAACGGACCGGTCCCTGGTTTGACCGGCGAGTTTGGGCTTAGCAACCTCAGCCTGCTGGGGCACATCAGCAGCGATCAGGAGTTCAGCAGCCCTGATTCCAAGATCAACGTGGTGTACGATGATCGCAACGGCGAGAAGGTTCCCACCGAGCTTGGCTACGTCAACAAGAGCAAGACCTTCGTCAACTATCGCTTCATGAGCAAGCAGCTGGTGCCAGATCAACCCAAGTTCGTTGAGCCGGCATGGGAGGTGACGGTCAGGCCAAGCAAGGCCAACATCCAACAGTTCGCATGGGCCGCCAACGGCCTGGGTGCGTATGAGCAGTATTTCATACCAAAGGTCCAGGATGGGGATCTTCGCTTCTACATCGGCGAGGAGGATGCGGCCAACCAGCGAGGCGGGGTGGTGTTCGCCACCGGATTGACGCAGCAGTTTGATGGCCAGAACCGTTGGAAGATCAACCATCTACAGTCGGTGCTAAAGCTGGCTGAATCATCAGATTGCGAGATGAGCTTCAGCACAAAGGGCGTTATCCAGGTCAAGATAAGCACGGGCGTGGGCGTGTACAAGTTCCTGTTCCCATCCAAGATGCGCTGACGGCACGGATTTAACATCATCAGGAGGGCGTGTTGCACCGCAGCACGCCCTTTCCCATGTCCGGATAAATATCCGGTGAGGAACATGCTCAACTCCCTGTTCGATGCGATCGCCAACATATTCACCCATCACAAGCTGTTCTTGGCTCTGATGTTCCTGCTGACGGCAGGGCATGAGGTTGAGCTGCCAGATTGGTTAAATATCTCCATCGGATTGGCGATGATGTGGACGGTGGTGATAACATGGCTGGCGCGAAGATGATGCTCAAGAGGATGCTTAAACACAGATGGTTCAAGAGGGGAGGCATCGCGCTGGCCGTGATCTACACCCTGAAGGCCATCGTTTACCTAACCATCATATTGGCGGTTTACATGGGTTGGTGGCACTGGTGATCACGGCCACGTGATGCGTTCCAGGTTCGCTAGGAACGTCTCCGTGCATGCCCGCCACGTGTATCTCTTGGCCGATTCAGCCACCCTGGTCCTGTCGCATCCGAGCGCGTTGGCTATGGCCACCCCCAGATCCTCGTCCATGTGCCCGTTGATGCCCTGCTCCACCACATCCAATGGTCCGGTCACCGGATAGGCGGCTATGGGCGTGCCACATGACATGGCCTCCAGCATGACAACCCCAAACGTGTCCGTCCTGCTGGGGAACACGAACACATCAGCCATGGCATAGTAGTGTGCCAGCACGGAGCCGTGCTTGTAACCAACGAACCTCACCTCGGGATATTTGGCCTCCAGCTCCCTGCGGTACGGCCCGTCTCCCACCAGTATCTTGGTGCCCTCTATCTCCAGGCCGCAGAAGTCGTCCAGGCCTTTCTCCCTGCTGATGCGGCTGACGCAAAGCAGTATGGGCTTGGCCAACCTCGTGGTACCCATGCCGGCATCCGGGCGGAAGATGCTTCCGTCGACACCACGGCTCCAAACCTCCAATCTCTCGAATCCATGGTCGCCCAGCTCTCGCTTCATGCCCTCCGTGGTGACCAGGACCTTGGTGCTGAACTTGTGGAACCATCGTATGACAGCGTATCCAACGCTGACCGGTATGTGGAATAACTCATTGAGATATTCCGGGAATTTGGTGTGATATGACGTGTTATGCGGTATGCTGCGCTTCTCGACCTTGCAATACCAGCGTGCGGCCAACCCCAGCGGGCCCTCCGTGGCTATGTGTATGGCATCAGGCTTGAACGCGCCTATCATGCGGCCCACCTTCCATATGTTGAGGCTTAGCCTCACCTCTGGATATCCCACGGCTGGCATGGTCCTGAACTGGCTGGGTTCTATCACCATGACCTCATGCCCCATGTGACGCAGCTCACGCACGGTGTTTCTCAGGGTGGTGCACACGCCATTGACGTTGTCCCAGGTGTCAGTTACCAGGCATATCTTCATCGGCGTCCTCCGAATGCTGCTTCCATCTTATTATCTCCCAGGTGCCATCGTCATGCTCGACCAACGCCGTGCAGCTCTCGCACCAGTCCCCGCAGTTTAGGTAGGTGATGTCACCTATCTGGCGGATGTTGGCATGGTGTATGTGACCGCATATGATCCCGTCACACCCGTGGGTCTTGGCATACCCCGCCAGGTTATCCTCGAACCCGCCTATGAAGTTGACCGCGCTCTTGACCTTGTACTTGGCCCATGCGCTGAGGCTCCAATGTGGCAGGTGCAGGCGGTTGCGAACCCAGTTGACCACCACGTTCAGCAGCATGGTCATGTCATATGCCCAGCTGCCCAGATGCGCCAGCCATTTGGCATGCTTCATGACCACGTCAAACTGATCGCCGTGCATGACCAGATATCTCCTGCCATCGGCACCCACATGCACGATTTGATCAACCAACGTTATGTTGCCAAACTCGTGATCACCGAAGCTGCGGAGGAACTCATCATGGTTACCCGGCAGGTAAACCACCTCCGTGTCCTTCCTGGCTCGCCTCAGCAGCTTCTGCACCACGTCGTTGTGTGCCTGCGGCCAATGGAATGACTTCTGCAGCGCCCATCCGTCCACGATGTCGCCCACCAGATACAGCCTATCGCACTCGAACGTCTTTAGGAAATCCAACAGCTGCAGCGGTTGGCTCATCCTCGTTCCCAGATGCACGTCACTGATGGCGACGGTCCTGTATCTCATAAACATTTTCGTTCCATTCCTGATGCCTGTGCCGATATTTATGGGCCGCGATCGACCACAGGTTCAAACTCTTAGAACGACGGCGTCTGGTAAATACAGTATCAAACAGACCATCCGGGTAAGAAAACGCCATGCGCAAGTTCAGAAGCATAACATCATCCACAGACGCCAACGTTTACGTTGGTCCTTTCGGCGAGATAGTGGTAGACGACTCGGGCATGCTGAGGATACATGACAACGCCACCCCTGGCGGCAGCACCATACAGGGCGGCGGCGGGGTAACCCAGAGCCCTACTGCACCAGACGATCCCACGCCAAATTCTCTGTGGTACAACACAGACACAGGCCGACTGTACGTCTATTATGAAGATGTCTGGGTAGATGCTGCTCCTGCGCTGGCCGGTCCTACTGGACCCAGCGGCAGCACGGGTCCCACTGGCACGCAAGGTCCAACAGGCCCAAATGGAGGTCCAACTGGACCCACGGGACCAGCTGGTGGCGGTGGTAATGTCAACACCGGCGACATCACGTTTGGTGCCAACGCAGATCCCAACAACATCAGCAGCAGCCAGAGCAATGCGGTTATCAGCATCAATAGCCCAGGTGTGAACAGTGTTGTTGACATTTGGAGCGGTGATTACGATGGTCCCTATGGCGGCGAACTCTACCTAGACAACACAGGTGTGACGATTTACACCAATGATGAGAGCAACTATTGGTCGTTTGACAACCAAGGCAACATCAATCTAGCCTACGAAGGTGGCATACAGTTCACCAACGGTACCATCAACACCGTGGGTGGCGGCATCAACGTGCGTGCCTACAACGGCAGCTTCACGGTGTCAGTGGACGAGACGCAGATGCCCACGGTGCCCTATGTGGCTTGGACATTTGACCAGCACGGTAACCTCACGCTGCCTACCCTCAATTCCATACAGGCGCCAGCCAACAGCAACGTCAACATTACCACTACCTATCTGAACCTTATCAACAATCAAGCTGACTTCATGGATTTCAATTATCCATCGCCGGCCAGCCAATCTCTAAGCATGAGCCCAGGCATACAGCTCAACGATAGTGAGTTCAGCATTCAATTCTGGGTATTCCGCAGGGACATAACCAGGCCCTATGACCCGCTGTTCAGCTATCTGCAGGGCAACACGGTGTCGCCGTTCATCTACTTTGACAATTCCAATAACCTAGTGGTTGATCCAATCTACTTCCAGATGCCAGTGGCCATGACGCAAGGAGCTTGGCACCACATCGCCATAGCACGCGACAGCTTGGGCAGGATCAATGCCTGGCTGGACGGCACAGCACAGGGTGAACCCTACTCAAATGGCACGCTGACCAACCAATACACCGGACCCATGACCGAGATCGGTTATCTATGGTATCAATCAACCTATCTATATGCTGCGATCAGCAGCCTACAGGTGGTGGTTGGTAACACAGTTTACGATCCAACCCA